AAGAGCTAGTGCGCTATTTGAAGAAATTGAAGAAGATGTAGTTGTTAACGATGGAGATATATAGGCTTTCACATCAAGCGCTTTTTCATATGTACTTAATTCTCTATCATTAGCATCAAGCTTTATATCACGAACTGAGTTCAAGTCAGTTTCTGGAATTTGAACAAATCTAGCCCTTAAGGAAGTTGAAACAATCTTTTGTGAATTAGCCCTATCTATGCTGTTTTCATCAAAACCATAATGCAAAATAGCGTTACTCTTCTTGTAAGTTTTTGCTGGATTCAATAAATATTGAATGTCAGATTTTGGAAAGTTAGTCATCAATAGCAAATGCTCAACAGCCTCCGCAACTGTTGAGTCTTGCAGCAAGAACCCTTTTGTCAACATTTTTTCTTGACCAAATTTACTTCTATCTGTTAAATTTGCGCTAACTGTCATACTTGATGACGAAGCTTGCCATTCATCAACATAGAAAGTTCCATACGGGACATATTCATAAATATCAAATCTCACAATAGACCCTGAACTATGGGAACGAGCAGCGGTGCCGCCAACTCCACGCTGAATTATTGTAAATGTGTTGCCAGAACCTTTTGTTGCAATAACTATTTCTTTATTTATAGTATTTGGTTCTATAGTTAGCAAGTAGTAATTACCCGCACCACCGTCTGGGAAGTCATTGACGCTGTTAACATTCCATGTCGTGCTTGACGAAATAACATTGGCATTTAAAACAGCGTCAACATATATATCATCAGCACGATGTATCTCCCACCCAGCGTAGACATTGAAACGAATATCTTTTTTCATATATTTTCCAAAAGCTGAATTAGAATTAAAAAGATTAAAATCTTTCAAGGCATTATCAAATGTAATTGAAGATGTATTACTACCACTTCCAGCAATAGGAAGGCTTGTCTCATGCACATCTCTTACTTTTGAAACATTAAAACTCATAACATAATCCGTCATGTCCACTCTGTAAATTGGGCACACCTCATTCACTCTTGCATGATCATATGAATTTTTTGTTGTATATATTGTTAACAAAATTTTATTAATATCATTTGTAGAGATGCCGTCAAGATAGTGTTCAAAAAAATAACTGTCAGATGGAATCTCTGCGTCTTGGTTGTAAACTAAATTACTTGTATTGTTATAGGCTTTAATGTTATAAGCTTTAATTTGACCATTATATTCAGATGTAATTATTTTAATTAAATTTACTTTTCTTTGTGTAAAAACATATGTAAGTATTACTGGCGAGGAGAACTGATAACCGTTCAAGGTTGGATGCAGAGTACCAGTGCTTTTAGTTGCTGATTGATATCCGAATTCATAGTTTTCGTCTTTAGTGGAGGGAAGGCAATGCCATTGCCCATTAGCAGTAATTGTTTTACCATTAACATCTTTTGCATCACACACCGCCCATGTAAACGACTGGCGTTCTATGCCATTAATTGATTCATTTGGAGTAAAATAAAAATCCCTATCTCTTGATCTGTTAAAGAGATTTTCATTAGCTGACAGCGTTCTGCCATTTGACAACATTCCTGTAACATTTAAATTAACCGTTGCTTCAGATTTCTGAGCACAGGTATCATTACTGCTGGCAATTTCAGTGTTTGAATGCTTATCAACATGCCTACTATCAAGCCAGTCAGCGATAATTAATGGCTTTACACTTTGCGATATGTCATCTATAGCTGCATTAAAAGAGCTTGATATTTCTTTATCGTACAATCCGTACTGAAGCATTTAAACCTCTTCCAGACTCATAGCACAATCCCAAAAATAAACATCATTTGGAATATCTCTTCTAATCAATGTCTCATTATAATCTTTCACTAATACATTATAACTTGTTTCTGTATACGGCGTTGCCCCAGTCTCGTCTATATTAATTATCTTAAGGATATGGTGTCTAGGGTCTTCGGCTATGTTTTTTATAAAATCACGACCACTATTGCCGTCAACTGTATAGTTTACTGAGTTTGGCAGCCATGACCAAGACATGTTAAATATGCGTCTTCCAGCTCTTGCGCTTGATTTATAATACCTTGTTTTCCTGTTATTCCAGTTTACAGTTTCTGTAAATATCTGATCAACGCCCATGTCAATTTTTCTGTTATGAATTGTCAATGGCTTACCATCAAGCAAAATAAGTGTTCTGTAGATACTAGAATCAATGCCGCTGGCAACATTTTGTGCGAAAACAATAGGAGTTTTAACTGCGAGAGCGCCAACTTCTTGGAGAACGATCCTTATTGTTGCAAGCGATATATTCCCAGCAATAGACAAATGCAATGATGATGACAGCACAGAAGCTGCTTTTACAATCTTAGTCGCAAGAGATGACAGACTCGCAGAAGCTGATAAATTAGCTACGGCTGATGCGATTTTGAATGACACTGCGCTAATATTTGCAGACGCTGACAGTGTTGAAGCACCATTTGCAATTTTTGTTACTGCCTGCGATAGCGTTGAGGAACTGCTTAATGCCGATGCAGAATGTGCAATCTTTATAAAATTGACAGCCATTGTTGCGTTTGCAGAGACATTAACAAGAGCGTCTTGTCTTTCTGTTCCTACAGTGACCACCGCACCGTCAACAGCAAGATTTATTACTGCGTGTATAATTCTAAATGCATTGGTTTGTACCGAAGAATTAGAATCAATAGCAATTTGTGAGAAAGCAATTTTCTCTGACAGTACAACAACATTTGATTCAATTGTTAATTCAGACGCAGCAATTTTAAAATCATCAGATGTGAAAAAATCAATACCGCTATTTAGTGGTTCTGAAAAACTAAAAAAACTTTCAGACATGCTATCTTTCCGTCAATGTCAAAGAGACATCGTAATAAGTACAGCCAGTTGCCAAGTCTCTTCTGATTAAAGATTCACTATACGAATCAACATAGCAATCATACTCTACAGAGCCAGCTCCTGGCTCTAGTTCAATCCCAACTGTTACAAAAGCAGTTGTATTTACAATACCAAATAAGAAATTCCTAGCACTCCTGTTGTCAACAGTTTTAGCAACCAAATCTGGCAGGTACGACCACGACAAAGAGAATTGCTTCTTGTTTGTGGTAAAGTACCTTCTCCTATGACCAGAAGCAAGGTCAACATCGTTAGCAGAAATCTGCTCAGATGCGCTGAATTTTCTATTGTGCTCAGTTACTTCTGTTCCGTTTATAGTCATCAGATTGGATATAGACATTACAGACCTCTGTTCAATCCATTATATGTGTTTATTACACGACTTTCAAGACCAGCTGATTTTTGATTTCTTGGCAATACTTTAGTGTTATAACCTTTCATCATTGAATTAAACCATTCTGGCTCACCAATAAAATTGTCAACATAGATATTTACATTTTGAGTTGAAGAACCGCTTGGTTGTGTCATTGTTGAATTATTTACTTTCATGTTTGACATGTTGATGCTAGGAACTGAGGGCATATTTGGGAAGTTTGGCTTGGAAAGTTTAAAATTGTTTAGTCTGTCAAGAGTGTCTGTACCGATTCTCTGAGCGGCTTTATGGTTGATAATATATTCACCACCATGCAGGATTGCAGGAATGCCTTGTTGGGCTGGACCGTATGTCATACCGCCTGATGCGTATGCCATTCCACCCTTCATGTACATTCCAACCTTTCCTCCACTGTAGAGTTTTGGAATGTATGGAAGATTAATAATCTGATTTATCTTCTTCCCTCCGAGACCAAATGGCAGAGGAACACCCAGTATTTTGTCAGGGAAGCCAAAGCCGCCAAGCGTGTCAACTACCTTATTAAACAAACCAGACACTCCATTTATAACCGCCTTGAAAGCGTCAGGTATCCCAGCAATCAAGTCTCCAATGAAACCAATAGCCCCGCCGATTACATTCTTAATCGCATCTCCGATCTTGGAAATAATTGGTTGGATAAACATCCACACTGCGCTGAACGCATCTTTCAATCCGTTCCACACACCTATTACTTTTTCAATTACAAACTGTATCTTGTCTTTAATAAAACCACCAATACTTTCCATTATGCCCATAATGAAATCTTTTGTGTTAGTTAGCGCAGTTACGAATAAGCCCCAGCCTGCTTTGATTAAATCAATTGCAAAACCAATTCCGCCTGTAATTGCATCTTTAATTAAATCAAATATTGGCTTAAGGAAATTCCAAGAATTCTTTATCCCTCTCCATAGGAAATTCCATACATCAATTACAACATCAATTGCAGCTTTAATTACATTACCAATAATGTCTGCAATCCAACCAAATACTGGACCAACCAAGTCCCAGCCAACTTGAATTCCATCCCACAGGAATCCAAATATTACTTTAAGACCTTCAACTTGAGTTTTAATCACATTGCCAACAATGTCTGCGATCCAATCAAACACTGGCTTAATAAAATCCCAACCAGCCATAATGCCGCTCCATAAGAAACCAAATATGACTCCAAGACCTTCAATTTGAGTTTTGATTACATTACCTACAATGTC